CCTTTGCTGGCAGGAAGGTGAATGCTAAGACGGGTAAGTTGGCAATGCATTACAACTGTGCTGAGTGCAAACAACTCTTTGTTGCTGCTGATGTACAGGTAGATCACATCAACCCTGTGGTGGACCCTAAGACTGGCTTCACTACATGGGACAACTTCATTGAGCGTATGTTCTGTGAGATGAAGAATCTACAAGTGATGTGTAAGCCTTGTCATAAAATCAAAACTGACCAAGAGAAACTTGAAAGGAAAAAGAGACCATGAACATCTACAAAGTTCCCAAGAAAGCTTGGAACAAATGGACAACGGTACAGCAACTCACGTTCAACAATGTGTATGCTGCATCTATTCACGACCAAGAACTTTTCATCCATCCAAAAGCTGATCCGTGTCGTCAGGAATACTGGGATACAACAGCATGGAACATGGCGTGGATTGCAGCGTGTGCTGTGCAAGAGGCTTTAGAGGAGATGTCAAAATGAGCTTCCTAAAATATCAACACCTTGAACGCTACGGTAACACCGAAGTGGAAGGCATCGAAGTGGGTACGTGCTACGTATTCCCTAAGCTGGATGGTACTAACGGTAGTGTCTGGTGGGACGATGGTGTCAAGGCAGGTAGTCGTAACCGTGAGCTTGCTCTGGACAATGACAATGCTGGTTTCATGAACGCTATGGTGGTTGATAAAGCCATCGTTAGCTTTCTGTACAATGAACCAGACCTCATCCTTTATGGTGAATGGCTTGTACCGCACACGTTGAAGACCTACAACGACGATGCATGGCGCAAGTTCTATGTGTTCGATGTGTTTGATCGTAAGAAAGAACGGCTGCTTAGCTACGACGAATACTCTGAAGGACTCGTTGCCGCTGGTATCAACGTCATTGCACCTATTGCCATCATCAAGAACGGTAGCATCGACCACTTCACTGAGTGCCTGAGCAAGGCACACTATCTGGTGAAGGACGGTGAAGGTGCTGGTGAAGGTGTTGTCATTAAGAACTATGACTACCAGAACAAGTATGGTCGTCAGACATGGGCTAAGATTGTCGGCAACGAATTCAAAGCTAAGCATCACCTTGAGATGGGTGCGCCTGTCATTGGTTGTGAAATCGTTGAAGAGAAGATTGCATCTAAGTATGTGACGCAAGCTTTGGTTGATAAGGTGGAGGCAAAGATTGTCAACGAGATGGGTGGTTGGTCATCGAAATATATTCCTCGACTGATCAACACTGTCTGGTATGATGTAGTCACTGAAGAAACATGGAACTTCGTGAAGGAGTTTAAGAATCCAAAGGTTGACTTCAAAGTGTTGTCGCATTACGTGACAGCAAAGATTAAAGAACTGAAAAAGGAATTGTTCTAATGAGCTTCTTAAGTGTCTTAACTCTCATCTTCATTGTGTTGAAGCTGACGGAATTCATCGACTGGTCTTGGTGGTTTGTACTGGCACCAACACTGGTTCATGTGAGCGTAATGATCAGCACAATCATTGGTCTTGTTGTTTTTGCAGCGAGGAAGAAATGAAAATTGAACTTGAAAACTACAGAGAAAACGAAGACGGCTCTGCCGACTTCAATGTCTATGTTGACGAAGCAGCTAAGGAGTATCTGATGCGATATGCCATCATTGCATGCCTCACCGATGCCATCGAAGCTGGTAAGATTGCAACACCAACAGAGGAACAAGAATGAACTTAGATCAATACCAACGGTCAGCAATGACCTTTCGTTTGCCTACAGCAGATCGGGAGTATGCGCTATTGAATTTACTAGCTGAAGCTGGTGAAGTGGCAGGCAAAGCTGCAAAGCACCGCCGAGATGGGGGCGATGTTGAGGAATACAACATGCACATCAAGAAAGAACTTGGCGATGTAATGTGGCAGGTTGCTGCTGTTGCCAAAGACCACGGCTGGATGTTGTCTCAGGTCTGTGAACACAACCTTGAGAAGCTGTCTTCTAGGCAACAACGTGATGTTTTGCAAGGGAACGGCGATGATAGGTGATTGTGTGTACACAACAGATGTCAGTTTAGATAAAGACGGATACCCCCGGATCAAACATAACAAACGGATTTGGAGACTTAACAGATTTGTATATACTCTTGCGCATGGTGAGATACCTGATGGTAAAGTGATCGGTCACTTGTGTAATAATAAAGGCTGCATAAATACTCATCACTTATATCTGACTACCGCCTCTGAAAACTCTACGCATGCTCAACTAGATGGATTGTATCGAACAGGGCATAAGTCTGATTACATCAAGAAATTAAACGACGACTGGTTGACTGTATGTAAGCTGTATCATGAAGAGGGTTTGTCACAACAAGTAATTGCCGACATGTACTCTGTTCAACAACCAAGGGTGAGTCAGTTAATTCTCTCAAATAAGAAAAGGTATGAAGATATGTTCTCATCATCAGTGGTATAACTTCTATCCCTCCAACACCTAAGCAGCTTCGGCTGCTTTCTTTTTCCAAATAACACAAAGGTATTACATGACATTCAAGGTTGAGATTGACCTATCCCGTGACGCATTGTTCGATGAGCTTGGACTACAGCGTCTTAAAGAAAGCTACATGAAAGATGATGAAGTATCTCCACAAGAACGTTTCGCATTTGTATCAGCAGCATTCGCCAGCAATCAAGAACATGCTCAGCGACTGTATGACTACTCTAGTAAACATTGGCTCAGCTATTCTACTCCTATCCTATCTTTTGGTAGGTCTAAGCGCGGGTTGCCTATTAGCTGTTTTCTTAACTATATGGACGATAGTGCCGAAGGTCTTGTCGATAATCTTTCAGAGACTAACTGGCTCTCGATGATGGGCGGTGGTGTCGGTGTTCACGTTGGCATCCGCAACAGTGACGACAAATCGACAGGGGTTATGCCTCACTTGAAAATCTATGATGCTAGTTCATTGGCCTACCGTCAAGGACGCACACGCCGTGGTAGCTATGCTGCCTACCTCAACATCAATCACCCTGACATCATCCAGTTCTTGGAGATGCGTAAGCCTACCGGTGATCAGAACGTTCGCACCTTGAACATGCATCACGGCATCAACATGTCTGACGAGTTTATGAACATCATTGAACGTTGCATGAAAGACGACAACACAGACGACAGCTTCAATCTGGTCAACCCTGCCAACGGTGAAGTGGTTGAGACAGTGTCGGCTAAGTATCTGTGGCAGAAGATATTGGACCTGCGTATGCAAACAGGTGAACCCTACCTCATCTTCATTGACACAGCCAACAAAGCCCTGCCATCATGGTTGAAAGACAAAGGCTTTACCATCAACGGTAGTAATCTTTGCACTGAAATCTTCTTGCCAACAAACGAGAAACGTACAGCCGTGTGCTGCTTGTCTTCACTGAACTTGGAATACTATGATGATTGGAAAAAAGATAAGCAATTTATTCTTGATGTTATGGAAATGCTGGACAATGTGTTGCAATACTTTATTGACAATGCACCAGACACTATCGCACGTGCTAGGGCCAGCGCTATCATGGAACGCAGTATCGGTATTGGCACACTAGGCTTCCATGCTTTCTTGCAGAAGAAGGGTGTTGCCATTGATGGTGTCATGGCTAAGAGTTACAACAATGAAATCTTCAAACACATCCACGCACAGTGTACGATTGGTGATGCTATTTTGGTTACGTCACGTGGTGAATGCCCTGACGCACATCTCAGTGGTGTTCGTCGTCGCTTCAGCCATTGGACTGCTATTGCTCCCAATGCCAGTAGCAGCTTGATCATGGGCAACACATCCCCATCAATCGAACCCTACCGCGCTAACGTGTTCCGTCAAGATACATTGTCTGGTGCATTCGTATACAAGAATCGCTTCCTCAAAGCTGAGCTTGCAAAGATTGGTAAAGATGATGACGATACATGGGCCTCCATTATCAGCAACGATGGTTCTATCCAGCATCTGGATGTGCCTGATCAGTTGAAGGAAGTGTACAAGACAGCAATGGAGATTGATCAGCGTTGGTTGATTGAGCTTGCAGCAGATCGTCAGAAGTACATTGATCAGGGACAGTCGGTTAATCTATTCTTCCCTGCTAACGTGTCTGTGAAGTATCTGCATAGCGTTCACTTTTTGGCTTGGCGCAGTGGTCTGAAGTCTCTCTACTATTTACGATCTGAAAAAGTAAAGAAGGCAGATAAGGTTGGGGCGCAGATCAAGAGGCAGCGCATTGAAGATGAGATTGATTTGAAGACCATTGCAGACGGTGATAGCTGCTTGGCATGTGAAGGATAAATATGAAACGATGCTACGCCTGTGCTACGGAAAAAGATGAGGTTGACTTCTATCCTAACAAGGCAAAGAAGGACGGGTTGTCTACCGAATGTAAAGTTTGTAGCAGGGCGAAAGCAAACAAGTATCATCACTCCAACACTGGTAAGGTTAGAGAGAGTACTAGATTACGCAGATACGGTGTCGATTCTGAATCGTATCTGCGGATGATGACTGATCAAAATAATAGTTGTGCCATTTGTTATCAGCCCAGTGCTGAATCACCAAAGGGTTTACTATTTGTAGATCATTGTCATTCTTCAGGAAAAGTTAGAGGGTTGTTGTGTCATCACTGCAACCTTGTAATCGGGCATGCAAAAGACAACACAGATGTCTTGATGCAATCAATAAACTACTTAAGGAAACACAATGAGCAAGTATAAAATGGATACCGAGACAATATCGTTTCGTCCCTTCACTTACCCGTGGGCATACGATGCATGGCTTCAGCATGAACAATCTCACTGGTTGCATTCTGAAGTTCCGATGTCAGAAGATGTGAAGGACTATAAAAAGTTGAGTAAAGAAGAACAAGAGTTTTTGACAAAGATTCTTCGGTTCTTTGTGCAGGGTGACTTAGATATTGGCGGTGGCTATCACAACCACTATATCCCAATGTTTAAGAATCATGAAGTGCGAATGATGATGAGTGGATTCGCTGCACGTGAAGCGTTGCACGTTGCAGCCTATGCACACTTGATTGAAACATTGGGTTTGCCTGAGTCAACCTACAACGAGTTCTTGCAATACGGCGAGATGGTTGAGAAGCATGACTACCTGCAACGCTTGAACACAGCACCAGTGGCTGAGAAGATTGCTGTCATCTCTGCTTTCGGTGAAGGTATGCAGTTGTTCTCAAGCTTTGTTATGTTGCTCAACTTTGCACGTAACGGTAAGTTGAAAGGGCTTGGTCAAATCATTAGCTGGTCCATCCTTGATGAGACTATGCATGCTGAAGGAATGATAAAGGTATATCGTGAGTATGTTAAACATCATCAAGACGAGACAACACCTGAACAGATTAAAGAGATTGCTAAGGAGATGGTTGCTCTTGAGGACCAGTTCATTGATCTTGCTTTTGGTATGGTGGAAGTTGAGAAGCTCACCAAAGAAGAAGTGAAAGAGTACATCCGCTACATTGCTGATCGTCGCCTGATTGCTATGGGCATGAAAGGTATCTACAAGATTAAGAAGAACCCTTTGCCGTGGGTCGATGGGATGCTTGGTACATCACATACCAACTTCTTTGAGCAGAAGGTTACAGACTACAGCAAGGGTGCTCAGACTGGTACGTGGGATGATGTGTGGGGTAGGGCAGCATGAGAAACTTCACCGTCAGTTACAACAGCCAATCCAATGTCTTCAAAGGTGTGTTGCATGTCAAAGCAAACACAATCTCTGAAGCACAAGACAAGTTCTTTGAATGGCTACGTGAACAACCAAGCTATGCACATCTCTGGCAACTCTCGTTTGAGTTTGTAGAGATCGGAACTAGTTTGTGATATGATATAACTACACAATAGCGTTGGTTGCTGACCCATCTGACGCTACAGTGAAGCCTGTTAGGGCCATCTATGCGTAAGCGCCGTCTTCGGTCAGGAGGACGGGGGTGGTTCTAACAGGCTTTTTTGTTTACAGGAAAAAACTATGCTGACAAAGGTGTGTGTTAAATGTGGAGTAGAAAAGACAATCGATTGTTTCTTGAAAAAGAAAAACGGAAAGTTCGGAGTAAGAGCTGATTGTAAGATGTGCTTTGCTGAGTACTCTAAGAATTATTACGATACCAATCGTGCTAGTAAACGTGAGCAGCAAAAGCAATACTACGAAAACAATCGAGAAAAGCTGATTGCGTATGCTAAGAACTATCACGCGAACAATCGCGAAGTTGTTGCCGACTACCGTGAATCTAACAAGGAATACATTGCATCGCGTCTAAAGTTGTGGAAACAAAACAACCCTCACAAAGTCAACACTAGTAACGCACATCGTAGAGCTTCTAAGCTACAAGCAACACCATCGTGGGTCGATCAAGAAGCCATTGATGGTTTGTATCAACTCGCAACAATCTTCAACCGCACAGGAATGAACCTACATATAGATCATATTGTTCCGTTGAATAGCGACAAAGTGTGTGGTCTTCACTGCGAATCAAATCTTCAATTGTTATCTTCACACGATAACATGTCAAAAGGCAACCGCCACTGGCCTGATCAGTGGTAATATTGCAACGCCAATTTCGGCACAACCAAAGGAAGTATCAATGGTAACTAAACGAAAAGTAGTGCAGCCTGCGTCACCCGACACATCTGCGTCAGCCACAAAGAACAACAGCTTGCGTGTACGTCTTGACGACATGATCACCATCCAACCTAAGACGGCGAAGCAGAAGGAGTTCTTTGACGCATATAAATCAGGAGACTACTTCATGTGTTTACATGGTGTGGCTGGTACAGGTAAGACCTATATCGCTTTGTATAAGGCGCTTGAGGAAGTGATGGACAAAACCAGTCCTTATAAAAAGGTCGTCATTGTTCGTAGCTCCGTACAGGGCCGTGATATGGGTTTCTTGCCCGGTGATGTAGATGAGAAAATGCTCACCTTTACTCAGCCCTATCGTCAAATCTGTGCTGACCTGTTTAACCGTAAGGATGCATGGGACCGTTTGTCAGAACAAGGCTACATCGAATTCATTTCGACCAGCTTCATTCGTGGCACCACCTTCACCAACTCCATCTTGTTGGCTGATGAAATTCAGAACATGACGTTTGAAGAACTTGACACCATCGTTACTCGTGTCGGTCACACATCGAAGATCATCTACTGTGGTGACATTCGACAGACTGACTTGAAGAAGAAGGATGACAAGACAGGCTTGCCAAAGTTCTTGGACATTGTGCAGGGTATGAGAGAGTTCAGTAGGTTTGAATTTGGCATGGACGATATTGTCCGAAGCAGTTTGGTGAAGAACTACATCATTGCTAAAACACTTTACGAGGATCGTCAATAATGGTACTTATAGAAATGCGACAAGGCTTCGGCCTTGATATTGAGTTCAACAACGACATCTGTCACATTGCTGACACTGATGAAATTGAGAATGGGTTGTTTGCTTTCATCGGTATCATAATCTTATTGCCATTCATCAAAATCTATATTGGTGATATGAACCTGATCGGTGGTAAGAAGTGATTGAAGTCGTCATTACAGGTGACATGCTCGTCGCTGCCCGAGACAAGGCGGCAGAGATGGGCAGACTACGCAATAGCATCATCAGTGGGGCAGGCAATTTGGCTGGCTTCTTAGGTGAAGCTATTGCTCAAAAGGTCATGGGTGGTGTGCTTGCTAACACCTACGAATATGACCTTATCCTTTGCAACGGTAAGACAGTGGATGTGAAGACTAAGCAGACCTCTGTTAAACCATTAGATACCTATGAGTGTTCTATTGCTAAACTAAACACAACTCAAGAGTGTGACTTCTATGCGTTTGTTCGTGTGAAGAATGACTTCAGTGTAGGTTGGTTCTTAGGTGTGTATAAAAAACAACAGTACATGCTTGACAGTGTGTTTATGAAAAAGGGTACAATCGATTCCAGCAATGGATACACTGTAAAGTCTGATTGCTACAACCTCAAAATCAACCAACTGAAAGGACATGAATATGTCAATCAATAAAGCAACCATCACCTTCACCGACAACAACGATGGTGGACTTGAAGTACAAATTACATTTGAGCCTGAGCAGCCGAACAAAGAAAGCAATGCACACATTGCAGCAGTGTTGGCACATCAGTACATTGTTAAGAAAGTTGAAGGGAGCTACACAGATGAACCAGCCTAATCAACCTATGAAGCGCACCTCTGTCACCACCACAGACACGCAGCAGAAGACAAAGAAGGTGGAATACTTTGTTGTGCCTGACACAACTACAACGCTGTGCTTTATGCACCTGCACTGTGGCTTTCTCATCATTGGTAAAAGTGCCTGTGTAGACCCTGCTAAGTTCAACACCGCTCTTGGTGAGAAGTATGCATACGAAGATGCCATCAACAAGATGTGGGAACTTGAAGGGTATTTGTTAGCTAACGAAATCTATGGAGACAATCATGCAACAACGTCCTGAACGACCAGCACCATTGAAGATTCAGTTTGGTCAAGGCCATTACGCCTTCACACGTGGCTGGATGAATAACCAGTATGACCCTGAGTCAGTGGCTGGTAAAGAATGGCAGCGTGGCTTTGATGCTGCGTACTTTGACAACCTTGCACGGATAAGCAAATGACATCGTTCAATCGACTTCATAATATGAAGAACCCCAATCAGGGACCAGCAAAGAAAGTGTTGTGTGTATGCTCAGCAGGTTTGTTGCGTAGTCCTACATTGGCTTGGATTCTTTCTAACGACCCCTTCAACTACAATACCAGAGCAGTTGGTACATCCAACGAGTATGCATTGATTGCACTTGATGAAGTTCAACTTCAGTGGGCTGATGCTGTGGTGTTTGTTGATGACAACAATTACATCACCGCTTGTTATGAGCACAAAGAACTGATCGACAATATGGAACATTATGTGTTGGAGATTCCTGACATCTATGAGTTCCGACATCCTAAGCTTGTAGAAGCTGCGACAGTGCAGTTGAAAGAAGCGTTCGGGTTGTGATATAACATTTACGTGTGCTGGTAGCTCAATTGGCAGAGCAACGGATTCCAAATCCGTAGGTTGTACGTTCGAGTCGTACCCGGTATGCCAAATAATATGCAGTGGATAGTGTAATGGTTCAGCACACTTGTCTGTGAAACAAGTAGATAGAGTTCGATTCTCGTCCTTCTGCCCAAATGAAAACGCCAGCGTAATTGCTGGCGTTTTTTATTGTCGGTACTTATCACCGACGATTTGCTAGTCCACCTTTTGCCAGCTTTGGTACAAACTTCCTCACCTCATCCAGTGGTTTGACTCGTTTACTTTCGTCAACCGCTGTAGAGATTGCAGGTTCCGACTGTTGAAACTTCTTCAACTTGTCGCTGAGTTCATACAGATTCTGTGCTTTCTGTTTGGCTCCACCATCCCACAAAATATCACCGACCTCACGCATCTGACGTTGAATACCTGAGTAGTCTGCAAAGTTGTTAATGGCAGCTTGATACTGCTGACCAAGACCAGACTTTGTAGACGTTGCCGATGCCATATCCAGATAACTATTCATCAAGTCTTTGATACCAGTGTAGGACATGTATGCCAGTTTCATCTTCTCTTTAGGGTTTGGATTGGTACGAGCAAGCTTCATATACTCAGACACCACTTCTTCTTCACCCTTCATTGTTGCTCGACTCAGTCCTTTACCACCAGTCTCCAACACCTGAGCAACATCCTTCTCACCACTACGCAACTTAGCGTTAGCACCCTTGACGCGAAGCTTCTCAGCCTCCAACATCATGTCTTCAGTTTCCAAGAAACCAGCACGAGGCAAACCAATCGGACGAACAACACCGGGTGCGCCAGTGACAGCGCGAAGGATTGTGTTCAAGTCTTTGTTGTCGTACTTCTCAGGAGCCATGTTGATTTTGTTGAACACATAATCAGCATAAGGAATCTCTGTGACAACATAGTTCTCTGGTCTTGTTCCACCAAACGGTGTACCTCGGAAACCAAGGTTCAAGTCTTTGGTGAACGATGGAGCACCAACCATCATTTCAGAATGGAAGAATTCATCACGCTTAGATGGGTCTGTGAAGCCTGACTTCTTAATTGGGTCAATGTCAGATGTTGCACCTTGACCGTGGAACAGCTTCACAGGTGGTACATCCTTGTACTTCTCACGCAAAACATCAAGACGTTTCTGGTACTGAGTAGCCATCTTCACTGCATCATCCAGCATCGCGGGGTCTTTAGGGTTGAGTTCAACACCACGTGAATAACGATAGTCACCCAACACCACACCCAACACATCATCATCTACTGAAGCAAACTTGTCGTTGTTACGCATCTTAAAGAAGCTGTCTTCGCGTGTCTCTTTAATAGCAGACACAGCAGCATTACGTTGAGAAACACTGGTCTTCTTAGCGATGGAGTTTGCATCACCAGACAAGTATTTAGGATCAATACCGTACTCGTCAGCAATTGGCTCAGCTTTCTTTACAACAGCAACACCACCGACACTGACAGGATTACCGTCCATGTCATATTCAACCTCATCCACCAAAGACTCAGCAGCTTCGTCAGTCTTTGTAGCAAAAGGCTGTGGTGGCATCTCAGAATACTTTAACCCTTTAGCTTGACCAGTGAAGCTGTGTAGATTGTTCTCGTAGTCTTCAGGGTTGGCGATCTTCCAAGACTTCAACTGAGCAGGTGTGTACATCTCCAACATGGCCTCTTCACCCATGATGTAGTCTTCGTCGGCAAAAGCTTTAGAAGGCGTAGGAGCCTCCGTTGTATTTACCGCAGGGGTAGTCAGGGCTTCATCTGTTTGATTCAACGCAGGCGTTTCTGGTGGCTTTGCTGCTGGTTCAGGAAGCGTAGGTGTTGACTTTGCTGTGGGTTTAGGAAGCACAGGCTTCTTACCCATCAACATACTTGCGGTCTGGTCCATTGCTGGAGATGTTGTTGTCTCTGACAATCGTTTGTTAATGATGTCGTCAATGGCAACAGTCTCAACTGGTGCAGCGCTCTTCAGTCGTTTAGCTGTATCCAACACAGACTCAGCAGCACCACCAATTAGTTTCTTACCAACAACCTTAGTTGCTGCCAATCCACCAAGAGCGTAGGCAGGGACAAGGCCACCCTCAGCGAAAGCTAAGTTACCCAACATAGCGTTGTACTTGTCAACAGCCTTGTAGTCTTTGGCTTCTTCCAAAGTTACACCGTTGTTGTCATTGGCATAACGCTCGTTGATAACCTTACGCTGATCTTGTGACAACTTATCAAACTGCATCTTCTTGACACGGAGGATGTCCTCAGACATAAACTTACCATCTGTCTTGTCACGAGCAATACCTGTAACGTCACGCACAACGTTGGTCAATGCAAGCTTCTGTTCTGTTGGTGACAATGCTTGGTAGCGCTTGTTTGCCGTGGTGCGTTCAATGGCGTTAATGACCAACGGGTTAGCAACTTCAACAAAGGAGCGATCATATGTTCGATCACCCGATGATGGGCCGTACAGTTTGTATGGGTCGATGCCAAGTCGAATGATTTCCTTTTCAGCAGGAGTCTTTGCTGGTGT